ACCTGTAAGCATCCTTCCTTCGTAACCTTCTTGAGCTTCATACTCAGCTCGTAGTCCAGCAACTGCTATCTGTATAGAAGTAGCATTACCTCTATCAATTATATCATTAAATGCATCCATCTTGGATTCATCTAAATTTTGAGCTGCCCAACTTGTTAAGTTTTTATATTCTGCTTCTCCTCCTGCTGAATTATATACTTGGTTCATTTCAGCATCAGTTAAATCTGGTGATTCACCGCCTCCATCTATATCAGGATTGCGATCTCTGATTGCCATGTAAGCTTCTACTAATTCTGAACTAGACATCTCTGTAAAACGTTCCATCGTTTCTTCAGATATCTGTCCTTCATTTTCCCAGTATTCTTCTGAAGCATTCATAATTAGATCTACACCATCAGCTACATCTTCAGGATACTCGTCTTCATCTTCATCAAGATAAGTATCTTCTACTTCATCATCATCATCTTCATCTGAAGATCCTAATTTCTTTTGTAGGTTGAGGTATGCTTCTTCTAATTCCTCTGCATTCTGATATTTACCAGCTAATAATTCATTTTCTTTTTCACCTAACTCATCAGCTACACGAAGTGAATCCTGTTCTTCTTCTGTAAACTCAGGAGCGTCTGCTGGAGTTGGGTCATACGTTAGTTTTTCCGTCATCTTTTAATCCTTTAGCGGTGGTTACTTTTAGGTTTCCTAAACCAACTGTTGTAACTAGCTCAGGATCTGGTCCTATGTTTGCTCTAGCTGTAAACTTAGTTGGTGTAGCTCTTTCATTTTGTGGAACTAATGGTTCCGGTTTGCTAACCTTCGGGAGGGGTTTCTTGGCCACCTTCTGTGGGCGGCTCGCCTTCTGTGTTGCCATTTTGTAATTGATCGTATCCGTCTTTTATCATGTTAGCCATGCCTTCATTCTTACTTGGGTCCATCATAGGAGTACCAGCTAACTGACCAGCTTGCTTCAGCATTTCCATCTGTTGCATCTGTTGTTGTTGCTGTTGTGCCTCATTAGCCATAGTCTCAGGTGTCTTAACTAGGTTAAGTACATCTATACCTTGAGCTGCTGCGAGTCGTTTAACATACTCACCGGGATCAAGATACTTAGCCATGACTTCTGGTCCCATAGTTTGAGCAAGAGTTTGTGCAAACTGAACAAGAGACTGTTGGTCTTGTCCTCTACCTATTGCATTTACACCAGCTACTATCTGTGGACGTACTATATCTTTTGGAAGTTTAGGTATCTGGTTAGTACGCTGTAGTATATGTAAGGTTCTATTGAGGTATGGTATTAGAAACTCAACTGTAAGTAAACTAAATAGTCCACCTAGTTGTTGTTCTAATTCCATTTGCGTGAGGCGTACCTCTTCCGCAGTTGTTCGTTCGCTTTGTCTAACCTGTAGTACAAGGAAAGCTTCGCTTATCCTACGCTCTAAGGTTTGCATTTGTTCTGCTGCTGTTCTGAAGTCAGCTGTTTTGCCTACCTGTATAACGCCAACATCATCAGGTCTACCCTGAACGATTGCTCCGTTACCAGCATCGGCTATAGTCTTTGGTTTTGTAGTCGAGGATGGTGATACAAGGAAGACGACTTTAGCTGCTGCTGCAGACCCTTCTACGATAGCCTGAGACAATCCTTCGAGTGATCTAATATCACCGAGGAACTCCTCTACTCTACCACGACCGTAGTCTTCTCCGTCTACAGTATTGAACCTGAGCACAAGCCAAGGACTTGTATTCTTTGGAGCAGTACTGCGACTGTTTGGTAGTATCTTATCGAATGCTTCTTGATGCCATACCCATCGACCGTTATCGTCGAGTCGGACGTAAGTGTACACTTCTACGTCTTGATCATCGGATCCTGTCTTATAACCATCGTCTCCGGGAGAGTTTGGTACTGATTCTGGTAGATCCATGCCTAGAATCTTACGACTTATTAGTTCCTTTGTGACAATCTCACATACGTTCCCGTTTCCATCTCGATTAACTACGAAACGGTTAAGAGGAAAGTTTTTGAGACCATCCTTGCCCATAAATATTAATGCATTACCTGAAACAATAAGATGTTTCAAAGCTTGGTGGACTACAACTCTATCACTAGAGGCATTAACATAATCCATGACCATCCTTTCCATTTTGGCAAAGGATAGATCTAATTCACTTTTTACTTCACGTGGAAATTCTTCACCAAGTTTATCATCTCTAACTTGTAGCTTAAAGAAACTTGTTTGTGGTGGTATTAATGCAAGCATAAGTTTTGCTGCCAAGTTGACAACTGACTTACTACCTACTGATTGCCACGGTGTAAATAACTTCTGATGAGTTGGTCGTGAAGTTAAATCATCTTGAATTAAATACGGCAACGTTAATCTTGAACATTCAACTGCGGTATCAAGGAACTGTCTTCTACCTACGGTTAGTTGATTGTATCTATCACGTGCTTTCATCGTATATCAGGATCGTATTTGTTCCGGTTAGCTTCTTGATTAGCTCTGTCCTTTGCATTCGGAACCGGTTGATTGTTGACCGAGTCATCTGGTGATGGCTGGCCGGGTTGTTTTGGTGGTGGTGCAGGTTTTGGTAGTGGTTGCATCATCCCACCTCCTCCTAAACACATAATTTTTTTCTCCTATTTTATAAGTTAACTCCATCATCATTACCTGAATTATTGGCAGTTGAATCATCTCCATAAAATGAATCCCATTCAGCTTTACTGTACCAGTTGTCAAGGTTTTCATAATAGTCTCTACCATGACCAAGTGCAGCTGTTCCATCTGGATTTAATTTTAATGAATGTCTCTCAGGATCAATGTATTCCCAGTTACCGGGTTTACCTTTCTTAGGTCCGCCACTTTGTAAACGAGCATACCTGATTTCAAATGGATCATCTTTTGATGGCCGACGAGTTCTCCAATTTATTTCTTTTTTTTGTGAATCAAAATCAGATTGTGCCTGATCTTTTAGTTCTTGTCGATTTTGTTGTGGTTTTACTTCTTGATTGTTTACCCTGTCTGGTGGTGGGGGTGCTCCAGCTTTTTTACCTTCTTCTATTGGTCTACCGCTGGGGTTAGTAGATGCAATCGTACCATATCCTACACACATAATTCACCTTCTATTTTGGTATGTTTACACCTTGGTCAGGTGAGTTAGGTAAATTTTCAGGATCAACAGAACCAAATTCTTTAACGCCTTTCTTTTGTTTTTCGATTTCTAATTCTTTCTTTCTTTTAGTTGAAACTTTTTCTTCACCTTCCTTATCTTTAATATCTTCAGGTGGTACATATTCTGGTGGTGGTGCCGCTGCTTTCTGTGTTGGAGCAGGTTGCTGTCTCTGTGGAGCTGGCATCTGTGGCATCTTAGGTGCAAATGGTCCTACGCACATTATTCTTCTTCCGTAATTAATTGTTTAATATATTCTACCACACTAGCTTGGCCAGCACGGTACATAATTGATTCTATTGAATCGTTTGGGTGAACGGGTTGCCATTTAAAATTGTCTTCAACTTTTTTTAGCAACTCCTCCACTCGCTCGTTGTGTAACTTAAGAGTATTGAGGGAGATTGACATTTGAATGTTCAAAGAATGCTGGCATCCTTGCCGCCTGTGTCTCAGAAAGTTGTGGAGCTTTCCCATCATACATTAAGCGGTCACTGGAATCCAGCCAAAAATTTTTGTCCAAATATTTATCGGAGTTGCTACCTAATGGCTGCATTATCCAATTAATAGTGGCTTTACGAAGCTTGTCCAAAGAATTACTAGGAACAAGACCCAACTCAGTACATACAAGACTATTTGTTGCCACGTGGATTTGTTCATCTCTGGAAATATCAGCTGATACTGTTCTGAGAGCAGGATCACCAGTAAAGCGAAAGAAAGGAAGTAGAACAAAGAATATAGCTCGTTCTGCAACCAAGGCTTTTGTGATTGTGTGGTCTGGGTGAGCAATCCAAGCATCTCTTAACCTCATAGCTTCGTTTTCTGCTTGTGTATCTGCACCATGTGCATCTACGATATATTGTAACGCTATATCATGACGTATTTCATCTACGACATTATCTTCTAATAATTTTCTAGCGTTTTTGGGAACGTCCTTTTCAAGACCTTCCTTAATAAATTCACCAACTGGTAGCTCCATATGACGTATTGCGAGAGCACGTCTGATGGTTTCTGCTGCACCAGTTTTGAAGACCCCTGCTTTTGGTTTAACAGGAGTCTTTCTTTTCCTACTAAGGAGTTTTTCATAAGGATCTTTTTTCATTATTCTTGGCAGTCACAAGTTATCGGATTATCTAAAATGTCTTTCAAGTAATCGTCAACTTCATCCTGATCAAGAGCTGCGTAAGCATCTGTCTTATCCTGAGTATCACCCATTACTTGTAGAGAATAGTAAAGGGAGGTCTGAGGAGAATCCAACCACTCTTCAACGAACGCATTGTCGTAGGCTACAACATCACTCCAAGAGTTAAAGCTGTATCCGTGAAGAAGTCCCGTAGCATCGAGTAATTTTACAATACCATCAGCGACACGTTTGTAAACGTCCCAACCAACTTCTGAAGCGATCTCGACATCGCCATAAGAAACTCTTTCCACACCAAAGGTGCCAGAGTCACGATCTACACTCCTTGCGATTGGAGGTGCAATTTCTGGAGTACAAGTGTACCCATCTATATCTCTACTTTTATATGAACAAGAAGCAGTAGGTGCTATCGCAAACGCACGTGCCATGTTATTGTGACGAGCTATATGTGCAGCTCCTTCTATAGCATTTTGTAATTGTTCAACAATATGGAATGCAGTTTGACTACATTCTTTTCCTTCTAACGCATTGGCAAAATCTGCATACGTTACTTTGTTTTGTCTAAGGAAGTTGGAGAGACCGAGCATTCCCAACCCGACTTGCCTGTCTGTTTCGCTTGGGAGATATTCGCCTGTATTCCCGACGCCTGTTTTACTATGGAGTTCACACAATTCAGACATACCCACAACGAAAGCTTTCGAGAGGTCCTCGATCTTGCACCCACC